ATGTTTAACTGAAATCATGGTAGAATGTAATTTCAAATGAATACTAAACAACGAATAGAAGCTGCTGAACAACGTATCAAGGAGCTTCAAGAGCTAATCAAACACTGGAAACAAAAATGATCTTTCTATCAAAACCATCCGTATATAATTTACCTGGTACATGGGAGAAACAACCTATGATCCATCATTTAAATCTTACTCCTGATCAAGGATTTATTTTATTCTTTGGTCTAGTTCTTTTTGGTTTAGTTGGATGGGGATTATATCTTACAGTAGGAGGAGGTAAGAAAGAATTAAGAGACCCTATTGACGAACATGCTAAAATGCATGAACTAGGCATTGCACATGGACACGGTGGAAACAAAGAAGCATATGAGATGTCTGGTAAACTTAAGCACAAACATGATGATTAATTATGAGTTACATTACTAAAGACAAAGCAAGAAATCAAGTTAAGTCTAGATTTTATTATATTTTCTGGGGAGTTGCTACAGCATCTGTATTATTTGGTCAACTATATGTTGGAAGTGGATATAGAATGTTTGCTCGTTCCTTAAATAGAATCTTTGATACTATTGAAGTACAGGTTGGAGAAGATCTTTATAGAGAAAGATTTTATTGAATGAGACCAGAGACTAGAGAAGCAATGGAGATGTTGTTTTGTGCAAAATGGAATGTACCTAAAGCAGCAAAACATTGTAATCTTACACGCAAAGAAATGATGATCACTTTTAATGAGTATTGTGCTTTGCATGGCCCAACATATACTAAATTTGACAATGCAATTCAGTTGCATATAAATTATGATAATCAGTGAGGCAGATGCCACATGGGCTGCTGATGAGTTTATTAACTACTTTGGGAATTTTACATCAATTGAGGATTATCTTCGACATGTAAAGAAGCAGGTAGTTCTTCAAACTAATCCACTCAGTCCGTTACAAGATGAATTTTTTAATGATGACATCCATCCAGAAGAGATGGAGTTTGATATTAAGTTTATAGGAGATAGATTTAATCAATCATTACCACAAGAACGTTATAAAAGTTTATTAGCTGCTGTATCATCGCACAATAACGAGAGTAATATTCCTGGTAGAGAATTGCGTTGGATGGTGTTTGAGAAGAGAACTGGTAAGACTTTAGGGTTTATACGGTTCGGTTCACCGACTATTAATTCAAAACCAAGAAATGTATGGTTGGGTAAACCACCTAATCTTTCTATTTTTAATCGTCATGCTGCTATGGGATTTGTAATTGTTCCCTCTCAGCCTTTTGGATATAATTATTTGGGTGGTAAATTACTTGCATTGATGTGTGTCTCACATTTCGCAAGAGAGACTCTTAATGAGGTATTTGAAAAAGATATTGCTTTATTTGAAACTACTTCACTTTATGGTTCTACTACATCTGCATCACAGTATGATGGATTGAAACCATTTATGAGATATAAGGGGTTGACTGAAAGTAAGTTTCTTCCTTTACTTCATGATGAAGTCTTTCATAAGTTGCATGATAGATTTACTATATTAAATAACAATACACCTCTAACAGATAATAAAGCTTCATCTAAAAAAATGAAGAGGCAAACTAAAATGATTGCCAGCATTAAAAAATCTTTAAAGGATGAGAGTAAATTAAAAACTTTTAATGATGTTATTGAGATGGCATTTGGTCTAACTCAAAAGAAAAGGTTTTATATTTCTGATTATGGTTATGGTAATGTTCGTGAAGTTATTCTTGATGAGCAGGATAAATTAGTACCTGGTCAGAATTGGGATAAATTTCATCTTGAAAATATTATCTCTTGGTGGAAGAAGAAGGCAACAAAGAGATATGAGAAGTTAAAGAAAGAAGGTCGTTTCAGAGATAAGGTCGAACTCTGGACTGATGATGATCACATACAAATTATAAGATGACTGAACTAAAAGACTGGCTCAATTCTATTAATTTTACTAAAGAGAATCTTATTGAAGATCCTTCTGAAGTAAAGAATTATCCTCCCTATATTATCAATCGTTGTTTGTCAGGACATCTTGATTGTATTATGTTTGCTAACGAAATGAACAAGTATTCATTTTTAGATAAGGATATGCAATATTCTTTTTATCTAAATACACTTAGGAAAAAGAAGAGATTTAGTCCCTGGCTCCGTAAGGATAAAGTCACAGACCTTGAAATCATTAAACAATACTATGGTTATAGTAACGAAAAGGCATCTAATGCTTTGAAAATATTAACCCCTGAACAAATTAAATTTATTAAACAACGACTTGACACTGGAGGATCGAAATGACTACTTCTTCTACACAGGAACCGCAGGTAAATTGGTCGCAAGACCAAATGGTAGAAGTGCTTCTCAATGAACCTGATGATTTTTTAAAGGTTAGAGAGACATTAACAAGAATTGGTGTAGCATCAAGAAAAGAAAAGAAACTTTACCAAAGTTGCCATATCTTGCATAAACAAGGAAGATATTATATAGTACATTTTAAAGAGCTATTTGCACTGGATGGTAAACATGCTAATCTTACTTCTAACGACGTACAGCGTCGAAATCGCATTACTCGCTTACTTGCTGATTGGGGACTTATCTCTGTAGTAAAGGCAGATTCTATTGCTGATATTGCACCTTTGAATCAAATTAAAGTGTTGTCATATAAAGATAAAGGCGACTGGGAACTAGAACAAAAGTATAATATAGGGAAGAAAGGAAAAACTCAAGAAGAATGAATGGTCGTCTAGACAAAGTGGAAATGGTGGCTAAAGTCACTAGAATGAAAAACGGAGTTGATTGTAAGGCATGGTATCCTGAGTGGGATGAAAGACAAAGAGGTGCTGCCTCTCGTATACTTACTAATGTATTAGAAACTTTAGATGAGTATTGGATGTAAATTTTTTAACAAATTGAGGAATTATTAAATGACCGAAGAAACTAAAGTTGAAACTAATGAAGAAAAACAATTAGAAGATTTTGAAAATCCTTATATTCTTGAGGCATTTTCAGTTCCACCTATAATGATTTTTCCTTATAAGGATGATGTTTCAGATTTGAAAGAAAAAGCATTTGAACTTGTTCCTGAAAATCCTGAAGAAGGTTTAGTCCAAACACAAAATAGTAAAGTATTGCATAATGTTCCTGAATATAAAGAATTAAAGGAATTTATTGATAAATGTATTAAACATTATGTAAGAGAAGTTTGTGGTAGTAATCATGAAGTTGAAATTACTCAATCTTGGATTAATTTTTTAAAGAGATATTATGGCCATCCTACACATACTCATGCAAATAGTTATTTGAGTGGAGTTTTTTATTTACATGTAGATGAGGAAAAAGGATCTCCAATAGAATTTGAACGTGTTGATAATTATTTTCCTTTAAAGTTGGGTGATGAGGGATTTGTTAAACCAAACCATCATTATAATCATATCTTTCCTAAGATGGTTTGTAGTGCAAGAACTGGCCATTTGTTATTATTTCCTAGTACCTTAAGACATTCTGTTTCTATAAATGAATTAGAAGATGCAAGAGTTAGTCTATCATTCAATACTTTTCCTAAAAGACCCTTTGGAATTGGTGATGTTTATGGAGAAGTTGAATAGATTGTGATAACCGAATAAAAGATTAGGGGATTCAACATCCCCTTTTTTACTGTTTCATGGTTAAATAGTATTGTACGCCTTCGGGGTACACAATTCACACTCGCTTAATAAGGAGAACCATGAACACACTAGCAAGATACCATGCTGCTAATCTTCCAGATCTTTTCGATAAGATTACTAAGAACAGCATAGGAATGGATGATTATCTGAATAGTTTCTTTAATTCAGATGTTCCACAATCCAATTACCCACCATATAATTTAATACAGTTGAATAATCATGAGTCGAAACTCGAAATCGCCTTGGCGGGCTTCAAGAAAGATGAGCTCAAAGTCTTCACGGAGTTTGGAAAGTTACATGTACAAGGCAAGAAAGAAGAATCAGAAAATGATAGAACGTTTGTCCATCAAGGATTGGCACAACGCTCCTTTGAACGGGTCTGGACGGTCACTGATGATACGAAGGTTGGATCCGTCGAGTTTGTTGATGGACTCCTCACAGTGGAATTAAACAAGATAGTTCCAGAGCATCACTCTCGAAAAGATTACATCTAAATAAATTTATCTCAGGGGGGTCTTGACGATCCCCTTTTTTATTGTTACAATACTAATGAGGATTTAAATAAACAATGCCAAATCATCCAAGAAAAGCAGGAATAAAGTTATCTGTTTTAAAATCTGGAGAACAAATTATAGCTTGGACTCAAGATTTATTAAGTTCAGAAGAAATTTTAGATTCTGATCCAAGATATCAAATAGGATATAAACTTACTAGACCATGTATCGTTGAATGTTCAACCGAAAAACCAAAAACTTCAAAAGGTTCTGTAAAGAAAAGTGGATATAAAGTTACTCTGACCCCTTGGTTACCTTTATGTAAAACTGATCCAATTTGTATTCCAATGGATGCAATATTAACTCAAGTTGCTCCTGTTGATGCCCTTCAAACTATGTACATGGAAGATGTGGGGATGAATGAAAGTGGAATGGTACTAGCTACGGAAGAACCTAATTTACCAAGTAATACAGAACAAACTCAAGCACCTGAACAAACTAATGGACAAGATAATCAAGATTCTAGCACTGACGAATCAACAGATTCTGATT